TGAAATCTCGTACTGTTTTTATAATCTTCTATTCGGTTATCGTTGCAGTCGTATAAACGTACCTTCAAATCATTCATTTCTAATTGCACGGCCAACAGCCAAAAGAACATGACAGCAGGCGCACCGTATTTCTGTATTAATTCTAACTGTTTCATTAAACTATATGCTTTTGAAGTCCTTCTAAGGCTCTATCCATTAAGTTCTCAGAGCCTTCATAATTTAAGTTACTAACTGGTATTTCTTTTAATTCAACCCCGTAAATTATAGCGTTTGCCGTTTCAAGCGTTACCACTAAAGATATGGTGCTTCTTTCCGCGTGTACTTGGATAGCGTTTAAATCAATAGTAATTGAAGGATCTTTTATCTCTACGTTAAATTGTTCAAATTTATATGTTGCCATTTTTATTAAGTTAATGTTGTTCCTGTTACTGTGAATGTTCTAACGGGGAAATATCTATGTGAGGCTGTTTTAACAGTCGCATTAACGACCCCCGCCCCTGTCATAAACCAAGCTAGAGTTCCACTAAGATAGGACGTGCTGCTCCAATGATTGTTAGGGGAGCTTATCGGTGCGTAAGCAAACGATGCAGCAGTTAGTCTCAACGAAAAGTTGTTTAATTCTCTGATATTTGCATTTCTCCAGCCTGTAGTAAAAGTCCCTACCGATAAAGCCGCGGCGTTAGTTATTGCATTCGACCACGTTACTGTGCTGCCGAAGTTTCTATAAACTCCCAAAACGGTACTCGTATTATTATCAAAAGTACTCCAATCTATCACAATGTTGTTAGCATACGCTGTACCTCCTAGTTCGTCCGTGAATCTTGCATTAGTGGTGTTTGCTGTTGGTGAACCGTCAAGGTTAACAGGCACAAAGGGCAGCGTGTACCAATCCGTCAACCTTCCTGCTTGTATATCCCCATCGTCACCAGTTTGATAACTTGTAGTTTGCCCCGTCTTTAAAAGTGTTGCACCCGCGGAAGGGCTTCCACCTGCCGCATCTGGTAGCGTTATAGCTAACGTGTTTCCTGTTAAAACTATTGCATCTGGAGTGACTGTTCCTCCGCTATCCGAAAGATTTACGTCGATTGTTTGAACGCTTACAACGTCACCTTGGTCTACGCTGTTTACGTTTATCTGCGAATCTGGAATACTTAAAGCTCCACCACTTAAAACACTCCCCGAATAGGTAGCGTCTGTATTGGTGTAAGTTGCACTTGGCGCGGTTATATCAGCACTCGCACCGCTTTCAATAGTTCCCGTATCTAGTATGTTGCCGTCCGCGTCTTTTAATACCCATGTTGCATCTTCAATCGTTGGGCAATCTGGAACGGTTATTGTCTTTGTAGCACCGCTTGCAATAGTTCCGCTTTCTATTAATGTGCCGCTTACGTATTCAACGGTATATGTTGCAACCGCGCACGTTTCAGGTGGTACGGGTGTAACACTTACAGGAACGTCACAACGTCCATGAGAAGGGATTTCAAAATCAATATCAGAATAATACCCGACCAACTTATCGAGTTCACGATCTGAAACAAATAATCCCGTCGGGTCTTGTACTATTTCTATGTCGCTGTCTTGGTTGTAACTATTCCACCAAACCCGAATGTCGCGCAGTATCAAACTTGTATCGTTTGCATTTTCCCAAACGTCCTCACGGTCATCGTTGATGCGCTCGTAAACGTAGAACCTCAAAGTATGCACGTTCATTCCGTTTTTAACGTCAACGTCAATAGGACAAACTACCAACATCGGAAACGTACTATCTTCTGTGATATACGACGATCTATGGTCGTCAGCACAAAAAACAACCCTTTGAAGTTGTTCGTGTCCATCAACAAACTCTTGAATGGAATCTTGTATCGTTATTAATGTATTTATACCCATGAGAAACTACTACTTGCTCGTTGTTCGTTGTCAGGTGACTGTATATCTCTATTCGATTCATCGGTATATAATGGAAAGCTATCGCGGTTTAGTTCTAAGAACGCCCTCATATTGCTTTCATATACCCTCGCGAATTTCAAAACGTTGTTACGAATGTACTCCGTAGCTTGTATTCCTTCACTTGCTGAATAGTCACCTGATTGAGATTGTACGCCTTTATTACTTACTCGAAAAGATAAGTTTGGGATAGCATCGTAAGCGGAGTAGTGCGCGGTCATGTATTGCACAAATTCAACAAGTTCGGTTTCTTCGGTGTTTAAAGTTCCAGCGTTGTATTTTGTGAGTAAGTCCTCTGTAAACGTATACCCTAGTATCGGTTGCACGTACGTTTTAACGCTCATAGCGATATAAGGCGATAAATCCCGAGCGTCTACGTTTTGCGTTATCGCTGTCTTTTCCTTTAGAAATTCTTCTGTGACAAAGTATATCATTGTTGTAGTATTTCGTTAATAGTATCCGCATCAATTCCGTAGGCTGCTAGTCGGGTTCTGGCTAAAGGCATAGATAATTTTCCCTTTGTGTAATCTCTTACAATGCGTATCATATCCATATTTTGCTGTGCTGTCAAACCTTTTAACGCATCGTTAACCGTTGACTTTTCCGCTGCCATTTCTTCGGGTGTACCTTCTTCTTTTATTTTCGCTACTTCCTTAACTGTTAAAATGTCGGTTTCGTTTATTGTTAAAGTCGCGTTTACTCCGCAAATACTCGCTAACTCATTAAAGAAGTTTTGTAACTTTTCACGGTTGGAATTAACCCATAGTTTTTTAAACTGCTCCGCACTAAATTCGATCTCTTCCGTTTGTCCTAAACTTCCTTGAATACGTACTCCCATCAAAGCTGGGTTTATATTGTGAGATATTGCTACTTCCTCTTTGTATTCTCGGCTTGTTTGCTCAAAAAGTGCGTGATTGTCCGTAGTGCTTGCAATATCTACTTCGGGCAAGTTATCCTTTCCGTTTGCTTCTACTTTCATAGCACGCCCGTAGTTCTTTGCGCCCTTTGCGTATTTCTGCATACCTTGCTCCCATGTCCTGCGCTCATCAGGTGATAAGGTGTAAGGATAGCGAAATATAACGCTCGGTTGTATACCGTTCTCAATAGCGGATTTGTGAAGTAACGCGATGTCTGCGCCTACCTTTTGCCAGTTCGCACTAGAAACCCAGTCAGGCATACCGTAAGCCTTAAACCCCCCGATATGGTTGCGTATTTCTATCACTTGCCATTCATCAGTATTTCCCGCTTTATACGGTGTGAACTTGTTAGATGTCGTGCTACGCGTCCAGTCCCTTGAATAAAAGTACATTGTTGGGCGGTTGCTGAATACTGAAACGTGGTTATTTCGTATATCTTGTGGGTCTACTAGCCTAAAATAATCATAACGTTTGTACTGCTTATTGTAATGAAGCAAAGCAACTACGCGACCGTGTTTTATCCAATCCAACGAAGCGCGTACGCTTACGTCTTTAAAATCGCTTTGAGTTTCGAACTGCTTTACTTGTATCTTTTGCGATACGTCCATTGTATCGTAACCATCCCATTCGTAACCGTTACCAATTACGCTGTATCTTTTAAAGTTACAACACGCTTGGTGCATCGGTGCGGATATGTAAAGCTGGTTTAATATTTGAGGGTATAAGTTATCTTCTCCGAAAAATACCCAATTAAACCCCCTCGAATAATAGTCATCTACAAAAGGTTGGGATAAATCCAACCCCTCGGTATTTACTGTACGGAATCCCTCAACGTTTACATTCTCGTTTGCTGGTGCTTCCTCTTTTTTACTAAACCATCCCATTACTCTACTATTATAAATCCTTTTTGTAAAATCCTTCCCGTTGTACTTGTGGGGTCTGTTGTTTGCGTAACACTTTCGTAAATGTTATAAGTCCATTCGCCTTTGAATAGCTCGACCTCTCCAGCTGTATTATCGGGTGCGGTTGTTTCTGTTATCTGAAATAAATTATAACGTACATTTGATGCACTAGCCTTTAAGCTGCAAACCTCTGTATTCCCCGCGAATTTACTATTGAATACAAATAGAAAGAAGGGGTCAGTTAAACGGCTTCTTTCGCTAACTGTAACAACTACATTGTTACCCTGTCCTTTGTTGATTACGAAGTTACTCATACATTAATATATGTACAAAAAAAAGAGGTTGTTACAAAAACAACCCCCCTTCTTTATGTGTACCGATAATTAAACCGCTGCGATTAACAACGCGTCGATTATTGTAGGGTCTACCTTGTACCATTGGTGACGCTCATTTTCAGAGGTTAACGTAACGTTATACGCTTGCCCCGCTGCTCTAGTGTTATTCGTAGTCGCTTCATTTGCTGAAAGTCGCAAGCCTTGATCTGTACCTAAAGCCCACCACTCATCGTTGAAGTCTTGACAGAATGAAATTAGATCACGTCGTCCTTCCGCTAAAAGCATAACCGCATTTCGTTTGCGTAGGTCAATTCTGCGCATACCTAACTCAACGGTTTGAGTGTATGAATGTGTATCTGCCACTAAGTCGCCTGTCCAAGTTTGTGAGAACATAGACGTATCTTTTGGGAATCGGAAATCCTCAAATTTAGTACCTACTGCCATTGTTGCCGCTGTAACTTCTCCATCTGTATCGGGGTCGCTCGTGTCGGTAACAGTTAACGAGGTAACATCTTCGAAGTCTGCTATCAATGCTCGTTTCATTGCTCCGAGGTTGTTATCCCCGCAGTCATTTGGAACACCGACAAGACTATTACAAGTTGCCATATTAAAATTTTTTTAAGTTAAAAATATGGGGGCGTAACTTAATACACCCCCTTTTGATTTATTACGCTGTGAATAAGTGCGCGTATACTTCCTCTGAATTAACGTAAGAAGGTTGGAATTTGAAATCCACACGAACACCGATCTTACGGTCAAGTGTAGTTTTCATGAAGTCAACGATATTGAAACCTAGTTCCTCATCCATTAAATCCTGAATGTTCAATAGGTTGCTCCAGTACGTTGCAATAATTGTATCATCGCTTGCTCCTTCCGCTTCGTATACTTCGATTCCTTGGAACTTCAACGCTTGTCCTTCTAAGTAGTACAAACCGCTCGCTTTGTTTTCTGAAATTGCATCCATCAACGCATCGTATACATTTGTAGATACCAAATAAACAAAATCAGTCTTTTTGCGTACTGCTTTCGGTAATACGTTACGCGCTTGTTTCAATTTGTCAATTACGTTTGCATCTGTAACTGCCGATGCAACACCACCGTTACCAACTGTCGGAACTAATACCGAGCCATCTGCTGCCAAAAGAGTTTCCAATCCGTCTACTCCATTCGCTGCAACTGTTCCTGTGAATGTGATTTCTTCCATTTGCTCCTCAACTTCACGCTCCAATTCAGAGTAGAAGAAGTTCATAAATTCGAACTTGTCAGAAAAGTTATTTGAACCTTTTGCAAGTTGGTCAGACATGAACGCTTGCTCTAGTTCGTTGATGTTTACAGTCGTTCCGTACATCAATGGTTTAACCTCGTAAGTTTTTTGTACAGCTGTAGTATTGTCAGGGTCAAACGCAGTCGCACCTGCTTTAATTGCAGTCGCAGACGTTGTAACGCCTCCCAATTTAACACGGTCTTTTACACCCAACAAAGAACGGAATTTTGAACGCGTACGATCTTCTCCGATCATTGCTTTACGGAAGTACTCTTTTGCGTTTGTTGTGTATTCCGCTGATGCGTCAACGGTCATATCCATTTCAATCGCTTTCCCTTCCGCGTCTACTTGTGGCTTACGGATTCCTTTTTTCGCTTCTTCAAAGTCTTGCTTTGACAGGTGGAAAGAAGTACCTGAGATTTCAATTTTTAAGTCGTTTACTGATGACATTTTATTTCGATTTATTGATTACATTAATACCGTCTGAAATTCTTCTCCATACTGGACGGTTGTCAGACATTACAACCTCTACTTCTTCTTCTTTTGGCTTTCCGATTTCGCTTTTCAATTTTGCGATTTCTTCCATAAGTTGCTCCTGTGCTTTTTCCAACTTTGCAACGCGATCTTCTCCGCCTTCTTCTTTTGGTGCTTCTACTGTTGGTTCTGCTGGTGCTTCTGCCATTTCTTCAACTGGTTTTTCTTCCGTTGCTGCCATTTCTTCAGCTGGCTTTTCTTCGGTTTCTAAACCTTCTTTTTCTGCAGCGGCTTGCGCTACTTCTTCAATTACTTCTTCCTGTTCTTCGGTTACTTCTTTCTTTTCGATAACTGCCCCATCTTTCACGATGTAGATAGTACCGTCAATTAAATGTTCACCGTCAGGAAGTACGATTTGTTCTTTTTCCATTTTTGACATTTTTATAATTGTGAGGTTCATTAGTGCCTCGATTGAATACGCGTGTTTCTTGTTACCTTTGATTTCCTTTTCCCAATACTCCCTATCTGTAACTTGTGAAAGGACAAACCATGTGCCTATTGGGCAGCGGTTAATATCAAAGCCATACTCTGTATATGCGGGGTCGTTTTCGCTTTCCGTTATCCACTCTTTGACAACGTGGCTCGGTGCTGTACCCCCTCTGTGGGTATCTTTGAATAAATCGGTTTTTGATAGTACGCCTTTGTCTTGTGCAAGCGTTCGAAGTTCCGCAATAGTTTCCGAACTGAATCGCATATTGTAACGACCTATCTCGTCATTACGATAAATATCTTTGTCAGGAATTAAAAGAGGGGCGCAAACTTGCATCTTCTCATCCTTGGATAAGTAAGCGTTTAATGTTCTAGCGTCTTTGTCATCTAGGAATCTTTCGACCTGTGGAACGCGTCCAACTTTACGCACCTCGCCATCTTGGTAATCTTCAAAGTATATTTTTCGCTGCCATACATGACGGCAACCATACGAACCTTTATAATCCCAAATTGAGTAGTTCCCAAACTCAGGGTTATTCAATCCGTTTTTAATTTCCTCTTCTGTGTATATTCTATTCAGTCCAAGAATGGAAGCGCAAAAGGAACGGTTTTTATCATCTTTGGGGCCTGAATACTCATAACGAACTAACCATTGCCCCGTGTTGTCTTTATTCGATACATCGTTGAATGATTCCGCGTCAGTTGGTTGGTTCATTTCAACCTTTACGGATTGCATATATTCATCCTCGCTTACTTCTTTCCAGTGACTAGGCTTTTCAACTCCGCATCCTTTAAGGTATTCGAGTATTTTATCTTGAATGTCTTGGTTTGCAACTAACCTGGAATCGTGAGCGTTTAGATATATTCCGATTTCCTCAACTGCTGGATCACTTACATAGGCTATATTCCCCAAACCGCTTGCCATCGGTCTGCCTTCTTTAACAGGCTTTAAGGTAACGTAATAAGTCGCGAGTTTATCCATACATATCTATATGTATAAACTAACGAAAGTGTTACGATTTTAACGTTTTAAGGTACGAAGCCTGATTTAATGACAGAAATAAATTTTGCGAGAGTACTGAATCAAATTTTGTGATGTCGTTATTCGATAGTAGATTTAGTAAACGCTCCCATTGATTACTCGCTACCTTTTCGCGTTCTGCTTTTTCTTCGTTAAATATTTCGAGTTCTTCGGGGTCGAGTTCTTCGGGGTTTACATCTTCTAACGGGTCATTGAATAGTTCGTAAGAATTAAAAAGGTTTTTTCGAAAACGTAGGTATTTTACACACGCGCCAATGGTTTGTTGTGCTGGCAATTCATCAATAAGTTGAGCGCGGTTCTTTATGTTTATGTTTCCGTATTGCTCCCATTCATCCGAATACAACCCCCCGCCTTTATTGCTTAAATATACACTTGCTGCGATTTCATGCAAGTTACCTATATAATCGTTTGAAACTAAACTTTCAACGTCAATCCATTGTCCAAGGGTTAACGATTCAAACGGAATAATGGATAGGTTTAGGCCTTCTATTTGTATTTCGTTGCTATACCTTTCGGAAACTACTGTGAACTTCTCAACGCGGTTGTATTCTCTTACTAGCTTATCGCTATCCCAGTTCTGAACGTCGTATTCATCCAAACCTAAAACAACGGAAACGGTGTGTATCATTTTCTCAAATACTCCCGAATCCGTTAATGAGTTTATTTCTCTATACTGGTTTAGCGTGAGCATCTGCTAGCTTTTGGATATGTTCAGACAGTTTCTTTTGAAGTTGGTAAAATACAGGTGCGCCTTCTTTCGCTGTTAAATGCTTTCCGAATAAGTCCGCTTTGTGTTTTATATGCGCCTCGGTATAGTGTTCTGTATTGCTCAATTCCGAATCTTTGTAGATAATAGCAAAACCAAGAACCGCCCATGTACCGCCTTTCTTTGCGCTTCTCTCTATCATTGCTAAATCCTTTCCTGATAGTTTAAGTTTGCCGTCTTTGAGTGTTGCGGCGTATTCCCTTCCGTTTACGTTTACGGTTTCAGGTATTTCGTTTCTTACGTTGGTGAAGTTTACATTTTCAACAATAGAAACAACTCCATCTTCGTCTATCACATCGGACAACCCTTTATCCCCTAGTAGTTCAATTATACGCATCCACTTTTCAAAATACGCGTCAGTGGTTGCCATTATATCCGAAACCTTTGCAAGTTCCAAAAGTGTTATTTCGCTTTCGTTGTTACGGAAATTGTACGTTTTTCCTTCGTGTGTAAATTCGATCATATTGTTATTTTATGCTAAGGTAAAAGAATTTTGAACACTAACTACTTCGTTTTGTTTATTTTCTATATCTGTATAGTCTACTACCATAACCTTTTGACGCTCAACACTGCCCCCCGCGTTTTGTTCTATTCCTTCGTTTAGATTCATTATAGGCGTTGCGCCCGCTTGTTGCTGTTGCCCCATTATCGCGGGGGTTGGTGGTTGTGATATACTTGCAACCGAACCGCTACCGCCTGATGACGGTTCAAATTTCTGTTTTGCTATGGTTGCAATTTGCGCAGCACCTGTTGCAGCGGCTATTCCAGCCTTAACAAAGTTCGCTCCCGTTAACGCATCTTGAGGAACTGCTAGTTGTGCAACTATGGCTTGAGCAGTACTTACAACCGCCTGTGCAATTCCAAAAGCCTTATTGACGTTGAACGCTCTTTTCGCGTTCTTTTCGTCATCTTTGGCAAATGCCTGAACTAAGCTGTTAATCGCTGTCATGGAATCTAAGGCGAGTTGTACTTTTTGATTTGCTAGTGCTTTATCATTCGCTGTTTTGGCTTCCTCTTTGCGTTCTTCGGCTTCTCTATACTTATCGTTTATGGCTGCTATTTGCTTCTGTTGTGCTTCCTCCAATGCGGTTGTATCTTCTCCGTGTTGCCGCGCCATTTCCAACAGTTGGAAGTACTTATCTTGCACGGCTGTAATTTCGCGCTCTTGGTCTGTAAGGCTAAGTTGGTATTGTTCTTCTTGCCATACTTCCAACTCCGATAAAAAGTTGTTACGATTTTCCTCATGTATTCTACGCGCTTCTTCATCTGCATCAATTTGAACCTGATTGATTTTATCTTGAATAGCCTTTTCAGCTTGTACGCGTTGATCTCCATACAATTCTATTAAACGGGCGCGTTCGGTTTGCGTAAGTTCCTCATTCAGCTTAGCGTCCTGTACTTTACGCTCAAAATCGAGTTGTATTATACGCTGCTCTTTCTCGATCCCTTCCTCCATCAATTCAAGTTCTTCGTCTTGTATCTCTCTCTCTATTGAAATACGCGTATCTCGGTACTCTTTATAAGATTCGAAAGCGGCTT